TGCTGATTGGCCGGAGGCTGACTGATGGACGAAACCAAAGCACACTTAGAACGTCACGAAGCAGAATGTGCTGTTCGCTATGATCAGTTACAAGGCTGGGTTAAGTCTATGGATAAGCGATTGTGGAGACTTGAGGCTTTGATTATGGGGTCTACTATTGCAATGGTTGTTATGGCAACGGCTGTTTTAGTTCAGCTTGTTTAATGACTGAGTGGGTAGTTGCTTTTGTTTTAATAATGTATCAGGGGGTTGGTGATGGCAGAAGAGAAGTTGTTACAAATCTTTCTTTTTATTCTGTTGTTGATTGCCAGTGGTACGCAAAACAACTCGCTAGACAACACGGAAATTACAAGTATTTGGATTTGATTGATCCTCGTGACAGGATTACAACATATTGTGTGCCTCGTGCAGTAGACCCTAGTAAGACGAAGGTGTTTTAATGTTAGCAGAATTAGCCGCCGCCAATGCCGCATTCTCTGTTATTAAACAAGCAGTGACGAACTCTGGTGATTTGGCTAGAGCTGGTACTGCTATTGCTAAGTTCGTTGGTGCTAAAGAAGATTTAGAAAAGAAGGTGGCTGGAAAGAGCAAGTCATCTGTTGGTGGCTCAGACCTCCAAGCTTTTCTGGCATTAGAGCAAGTCAAAGAGGCTGAATATCAACTCAAACAAATAATGATATATACTGGTAGACCAAGGCTTTGGTCAGACTGGCAAGCTTTTCAAGCTAAGTGCCGCACAGAAAGGCGTGAGGCACAGAAGAAAGCCAGAAGACGCAAGCAATTCATGTTAGAAATGTTCGTAGGTGCAATGGCGGTCTTTATTATGGTCGGCATTGCTGGTACAGTTGCTTATTATTTGAGGAGTTAGCTATGATGGGTGTCCTAAATTCTATTCTTGGGGGCGGTGATGTAATCAAAAAAGGCTTGAGTCTTATCGATGACATGCACACCAGCACTGAGGAAGAGATTGCGGCCAAGAGTAAGGCCAAGGTTGATTTGCTGGGGGCATACGCACCATTCAAGATTGCCCAAAGATATTTGGCCTTAATGTTTGGTGGTACATTTCTTGGCAGTTACTTGATTGTTCTTGGCATGACTATCTCAGGATATGGTGATCCAGATGCGGTGACTAAAGTGATGGAGCAGTTCAGCATTAACTATGCTATGTTAATTATATTAGGATTTTATTTTGGTGGCGGTGTTGTTGATAGCTTCAAGGGGAAGAAGCAATGAGGTTAAGCAAACACTTCACGCTAAGAGAAATGATTCGTAGTCAGACAGCAGAAAGACATGGCATTAGTAATCAGCCCTTAGAGGCTCATATAAAGGCGTTGACTCTTGTGTGTACTAATGTACTGGAGCCTGTGAGAGAACGCTTTGGCGTGCCGTTTACGCCCTCTAGTGGCTATCGCACAAAAGAGTTGTGTAAATTAATAGGTAGCAGTGCTAAAAGTCAGCATGCCAAGGGTCAAGCTGTAGACTTTGAGGTGCCAAGCATTGACAATCTTGAAGTGGTTAAATGGATTTATAATAACATTGACTATGATCAGTTAATTCTTGAGTGTTACAAGGGTGGTAATACTGGCTGGATTCATTGCAGTTACAAGTCTAAGGATAACCGCAATGAAGTTTATACTTATAATCCAGATGAAGGTTATGTTGTATTTACTCCGGTCTTTGCGTAATCCAGATTACCCAAGAGTCTTTCATTTTTCTTGTAACTGTTTGGAATCCCCTGGTTCGTAGTGTGCGTCTAGCATTCTCAAATTTTTTGTACTCTTCAAAGTGTATGCTTTGACCAACTTCTAAAACATTTAACCAGTTCCATTTGCCACGTTCTTTAAGCGGTGGCGGTATAGGTACATCGCTTTTTATTTGCATGAGATTCTCCATAAAGAAAGCCAGCCCACTAAGGGGCTGGAGTTTGGGAGGTTTCATTCGTCGAGGAGATACTAGAAAGGTACATCATCATTTGTATCTTGTCCAGCATCTTGCTGTGGACTTTGAGGCACAGCTGTTTGTGGCGCGTCTTGCTTCTCTGAGACTTGATAAGATAGGTATGGTTTACCATCTTTATCACCACGCCATGCGGCAAGACGTAGATTAGTATTGTCAATCATGCCAGTGTAGTCTGGCTTGGCTGGTACATCTTTACGATCATTCTCAAACATGATGCCAATCTTTTGATAGACTTCAATCTTTTTCTTGCCATCTTTTGTTTCACCAGTAATCAACGCAACATTACGATCTGTTCCGTGATAATTAATTCTTCCTGATAAAATAAACTTCTGTTCTGGGTACGGTGTGAAAGCCGCGCCTCTGTTTGTGTTGTCATGTTCAGTCATTACCAACCGCCTTTCTGTGCGTTTGAGTTAGGTTGTTTAGAGTCTGCGGCATACTTGTTGCCGTCCATTTCACCAAGAAATACATCTGCATTGAAGCCAAGGTGAGATAGTGCTTTGGTCAGGCCATCAGTGATAGCCATCTTTGGTGCGTCTTCTGCCATACGTCCTTTAGCTGAGTCAAAGAACTTGCGACAACCTGAGAACGGACCGAATATATTTTCTGGTTTGCTAGTCCAGATAGACACATCTGCTATAACGGCTGTATCACCATTAGATACATTGATGAATCTTGTTTCATTTACCCAGCCCCAGCCCTGACCGACAGGCCCGAACTGTTCTGTAGCGCAACGCACCTGATACTGTGGATCAATAGCAGTAAATCCGCGTGAGCCGAAGCTAACTTTCTTGAGAAACTTAGGATCAGATTTAGATACTGTGTTCCATAGTTTAAGATTGTCTGACATTTTTATCTCCCGATTTAATTATGTGTGGTTCTTCTGGGTTCTCGATTGCTTCTCTACAGCAATCTTTTGGGCAAGAGTCTTGCATCTGGTGTATCTTAAAGTTTTTTGCCCAGCCTGTGTGCCAGCTATGTTCGCAATGCTCACAAGTATAATACGCAGTATGAAACATTTATTTCTCCTGATGAATGTTGATTCGTAATGACCCACGCTTGTCACGCTTGATTGTAAGCAAGGGTGAGTAGACTTCACGTTCATTGTCAGCCACTAATTCTTTCAGTTGTTTCTTGATGTTGTCAAAGTTATATGCGTTAGGCATTTGCTCTATGTACTGATGCGCTAGGTCATTGAAGAAGTTATCTGTAGAAGCATCACGCTTTACCATGTCATCAACACTAATCTTATCTATGTCGTAAGACTTGTGTGCAATGTCAAAGTCTGGTGGTGTATCGCTGGTAACATGCACCCAAAACTCTGATGCCTTTGCAATCATATTTTTGGTAAATGTTTCATCATACTGTACACAAACTGATTCCCATTTGTTATTACCAAAGATCACGCTCAAGAAACAGCGGTCTATGTCAGCCAGATACATATAGAATTGTATTTGTGGCATGTATCTGTATATGCACTGCTCCATGTTGGTCATACCATTGGTGTGTTTGGCTTCAACGATAGCGGTTCCGTCATAGGCAAGAGCATCGATTTGACCTTTCAGTATGAGGTCATCGACGCTCTTGCTGTATGTAGCTTGAGTTGACGTAAGTTCTGTTTTGTGTTGGGTAGCAAACCAGTCAAGATTGAATTGTTCAGTGTATGATCCGAGTTGTACGGCAATGTTTTGAGATAGGTCTGGGGGTGGTGTGCGTTCTGTCTTTTCTTCCCAGAGTGATTGCCAGTCGTCCATCATGATGCGGTACATGTCCGAACCGCCAAGGAATCCTATTCGATTCATTGTTACCTCCTGTTGCTGTATGTATCTTAATGGGATTACTGTGGAATTGCAAGCTGATTACGCAATAAAACTACAGAATCGTACAGTTTTTCTCTGCGCATCATGCGCCACTTGATGTGCTTGTAAAATTCTGAATAAGAAGGCCAGAATGTAGTAGTGTTCTGTACTTCTTTGATAGCCGCATCAACAATATCAGCCGGATAATCTTGAAGCTGTAGTGATAAAGACTGTACACGCAAGGCTAAATCTTTTGATGATTCACCTGTTGGCTTGACAACCAGCGTAGATAAGACAGCAAGTCTCTTGCTTAACTCTTGCTTGGGCATCCCAACAAACGAACATGCCACAAGTTGAACCGCCTTGTCTGCCACCTCAATAGAATCAAATCTTAATTTGAAACCTCGGCACAATATGTCAACGCCACGATGATCGTTGTATCTACATGATGTAACTTCATTCACTGGATATCCTGTCAAAGACTCCAGCGAAGAAAGAAGACTCTGATCTATCTTTTCCGGATTGGAAATATCCATTAAACGCAGTGCGGCTTTCTCTTGCTTTGGCGTACTCAACAGACTTCCGACACCAGTTGCGATAAGCTCTCTCGATGTCGGCAAACTTGTTGCCTTTGCTGAGATGGTAGTTGATAAATTGATCTGTTTCAGACTCATGATTAACCTCGTTGTTTAGTTTTGTGTTTATTGATTGGGTAAGTTCTGGCGTTGGTTGCCAGTCATCAGGTATTAGTTTCTTCATCTGCATCTCCTGTTAACAATGGTGCAATATTATCTGCAAAAATGTCAGCTTCAAACATCACAATCATTTTGGGTGAGCCGTTTCTTCTTTTGTAAATGACAATGTCTTTATCATCGAACAGCGTAAATGGATTAGGAAAGTTGGACTTATCTCTGTACTTTACTTCGACCACCAGTTGTTTGTCTCCGATTGTCCAGAGGATGTCTCCTCTATACTCGCCTCCCAGACTGCCTGAGAGGGGCTGTCTTTTCGCTTTGAAGTCGAGTGAGTTGAGCCACTTGACAATTTCTTTTTCGTGATAGTTTCCTTTGTTGCGATTCTTGTTTGCCATATGTCCCTCTCATAGCAGTTAACGCATATTGTGTAGTATGGTTTTGTATACCCTATGCAAACAAACCACTTGGTTGTCACTTCACATGAGTCACATTTTTGTGATCGACTCATCTTTTTCTTTAATGACAAGCTCAAGATTTAATGCCTCCAACCAGCACTCAAATAGAAAACCAGATGGCCTTCGTTTGTATCTTTCCCATTTATAAATTAGTGTTCTGTCGCAACCAATCTTATGGGCTAGTTGTTCTTGTGACATCTCAAGCTTGTTACGCTTGTCTATAAGAAGGGATACTATCTTTTCATAGGTCGTCTCTTGAAACAACTCTTTCATTATTATCTCCATATCTTATTTGATGGCAAATAAAATCAAACAAGTCTTGCTTGTTGTTAAATGTATGGGTTGTTACTGGTGCTTTGTAAGCTGGATAACCCATTGTTTTATATTTCATTCTTGCTTGTGCCTTACTAGAGAAGAAGTATTTCGGTTCGGTTTCAAGCACATAGACTGTTGGTGTCATGCGATGTGGATATTCAATCATCTTTTTATTTTTCCTTTTGGTGTAGTGTTGAGGTATGAACCCATACGATTATATTTTGGGGTGTCAACCTTTGGGACAGACAATAGTTTTTTTAATGTATTGTTTTTGATTACTGGTTTTTTATTGCTCTTCACTGTAATGCTCCGTTGCCCACATTATTAATTGATTGCGTCCACTCTTGGCTTTGCGTTTGCGGTCATCAACCATTACTAATCCTTTTTCCTTGAGTGCTTTGTATCGAGCAGTGACTGTGCTGTATCTATAGCTAGGCAACAAGTCTAATACTTCATCTGATATACAGCCAGAAAGACCATGGCCTTGAATTATATTAAGAACTATTCGTTCCATATTGTTTACGTCTACAGATTGAGCCGCTTCATGGCTTGTAATAGGATCATCTTTACGCACTAACTTGTACGCTGGTGTGTCGAACATATCGTCTTGTGTCATTTGTTTTCTCCATTGTTTAATGAATGCACCACAATCGCATTCATCTTTTGCTATACATCCAAGGCCATCAGGTACATGTACCCAGCCTGTGTCTTTGCATTCCATGCACTCAATATGGGATGTCATCATCGATCTCCTGTATGGGGTGTGCTTGCCACCATGCTTTTTCTGCACGATTGCAAAACTTAACTGAATCAAAGTTTGGATTTGTTTTTGCCAACTCATCTGCAATTTGCTGGATGTGTGCTGGCCACGATAGCTTGGGTGCTATAGTGTCTGCTATAAATTCAAAGTGTTGTGATGTCATCTTCATGTTTTTCTCCTGTAACTGGCGTGGGCGTATGCCGCTCACCCAGAGCGGCGGCATACCCCACGGCAGTGTTATGCGTAATACCATTCGTCATTCTTGAATAGTTTAGCTAGTTGATTTTCACGATTGCGTGTTGTTGTTGCTGACTGTTTGTATTCACTGGTGTGTGTAGCCCAATGAGTCAGCGTGTTATATAAAGCCCAAGCATTACTGCCAAGTTCTGCTTTCTCATTACGCCATTGATATCGCAAATAACTCATTTGCTTTTCATTAAATTTACTTTTATCTGCTGAATCAACAGATGGAAGCTTGGTTAATTTGCGGAAAACATTACTTGCTAGTGTGCTTGATATGTCAATGTTTGTGTAGTCTCTGTACTTGTCTTCTGATTGCAGAAACATTTCAAACCCACGTTGAATTTTTGTAGTTGACGATGTGACATTGGCTGAAGCTGTATGCTTAGATACAGATTTAGTTATTGTAT